GACAGTTGTACGGCGGCAAGGATGCTTTTGAACGTGGACAGATGGAAACTGTCGATCTAGAAACTGGGGAGACGTTTTCTGGTATTGAACCCCTTTTCGCTGCAACTGCACCATTGGGCGTGGGCCGTGTTGCTACCGGAGCACCTCCGGGCACTTCTTTGGGTATTTTAGGTGGCGGCAGTGGAAAATCCGGCAAAAAAATAGAACAAGCCGTAGAAAACTTAGAAAAACAAAATTTGACCCAGCAGCAAGCTTGGGACGTTCAAGCGGGATCAAACCTAAAAGGCTTTCGTTCAACAGCAGATGGATTAGTCCGTTACGAAATACCCATGCAAAACGCTCGCTTGCGCACCGCGACAGTTGCCGAGGACGATTCAAACAAACCCGGATTTATCAGGTCGATTCTAGATAAATACGACGAGTACCGTAGAACAGGGGACGACAAACGTTTACGCGGTCAGTTAGGTTTACGAGTAATACCTAGCAAGCTCAAGCTTCAAACGCGAGGCAGGCGAGCGGACAGGTTCGGTATACCAGACGAATTTGGTGAGAACGAAAAAACTTTAAACAAGCTTGGATATTCACGGAAAGACTCCTTTATCAGGGGGGACTTCAAACCTGTTCCAGATCTTTTTTTAGAAGACATCTTAGATTTCCCAGATCTTTTTTCTGAATATCCGGCTCTCGCGAAAATAAAAGTAGAGAGACAAAACCCTTTATCAGGCATGTTTGTTAGGGGTTCTTACAATCCGGAAACAAACACGATTGGCATCGCACAAGTACCCAACACGGTCGAGGGTAGGCAAGAGTTTATGTCCACCCTTATGCACGAAATCCAACATGTCGTGCAAAACTTAGAGGGTCGCACATCCGGAGCAAATCCCAATCAGTTTTTGCCTGCCGATTACGAGGGAAGAAGAAAAGCGTATAGAGAAACGTCTCGGGCCTTGCAAGACGAATTGCAAGCAGATTTCGATGAACTTGGCATTGTTGACGCCGGTTTGCGCGTTGATGAAATAAAAATAGAAAAGTTTGGTGATTTCAAATTACCGGAGAAAAGCCCAGATTTTGAGGGTTCCGAGGAATACGCACAGGTTGCCAAAAAGATAGACGTTTTAGAGGATAACATTGTTACCTACCTAGAGCGCCGCTCGAAAGAAGTTATGGAGGTGGCGCAAGGGATCGAACCGCCAGTGATAGCCAGAAGACGCCGGTTAGAGAAACAAGAAAATCGTTTAAGAAAAAAAATGAAAGGGCAGGGTAAAGGACCCAAAGAGATCCGCGCCGCCATCAACGACCTACGTGCATCTTCGACCATGCTTGGGGGCTCTGATAAAGCTCTTTTTGAGATGAACCGGGCATTAGAAGATTTAGGGTTTCCCGAACCAGAAAAATTTACGACCCGTATCAAATCAATGCTAGATGAGCGTTTGCCGAAATTTGCCGATTTAGTCAAGACTAAACAAGGTTTCGATGCAGAAGTGTCCGAAGCGGAGCGCAAATACAGGGTACAATTTGGAGAGGTCGAAGCGCGTAGTGCGCAAAGACGTTTCGAAGATCCCAGCTTGTTGACAAACGTCCCAGAGTCCACGATGCGTGCGGAAATATTGAAGGCCGATGATACGTTTGATTTCCCAGATACAGACGGCCTGCCGGAAGGGTACGTTGCTACCCAACAGTTTCGTATGCCCGACGATTCGTTGCCAAGCGAAAAGCTGGCTCTTTCTATAGACGACCCAAACGATCCGCAAATGGAATTACCCGGCATGGGGCCGCCTAAACCGCTACCGAAAGATCCCGCTGAACGTCTGATTGCAAGAAGAGATTACCTACGAGGGGCTTTGGATCAAGATGATTTTCGTTACTCCAAAGAGCGCGTTGCTGTTGCTAGAGAACTGGCCCAGAAAGAAAGAGAAATAGAACAGTTAAGAGCCGCTGCGGGTTATCCTACGGATAGAGACTACGCACAAGGAGGCGAGGTAAACCAAATGAGAAAGCCGGTTATTTCATCAGGGCTCTCGGGCCTGTTGCGTGGTTACACACAGGGGCCCCTAGCAAGTGTTCCACGTGGAACACAAGAACCTGTCGGAATGCGCCGTGGTGGTGGCATGGGCGGTTTTGAGCCCAACATAGATTTTTCAAATCTGCCGTTTGACCCACGTTCTTTACCCGCTTATACCGTCCCCGCACAGGCAGCAGAGGCTCTCGCTGCGCAAACCGCTGCGCCAGCTCAAACAGTTCAGTCTGCCGTTGCGGCCCAACCACGGCCCACGGACTACAGTGCGTATCAAAACCCCGAAGGCATGCCAGAGCAAGATATTTACGGAAACGTGTATACCACAGCGCCTAACCAGACCCCGTTTGAGCCGGGTATGCTTTTATATGAAGGCAATGACGTGTTGTTGTCTCCAACGGCGCCTGTGACGGCCCCGGTAGCAACGACTCCAGTAGAGACAGCTCCAGTAGAGACAGCTCCAGTAGAGACAGCTCCAGTAGAGACGGCCCCGGTCGCAACCACGCCTGTAGCAACCGCCCCCGTAGCCACTGCCCCGGTCGCAACGACTCCAGTAGAGACGACCCCTGTTGAGACAACCCCTGTAGCTGCACCGGTCGCAACGACTCCAACCGAACCCGTTTATTTGCCCCCCGTTGTGGCAGAACCGGTACAGGCCGGGCCTACCGCTGCGGAAATTCTAGCTGCCGAGCAAGCGGCTAGAGATCTTGCGGCAGCGGAAGAGGCAGAACAAATACGTATTGCCGAAGAAGCGGCAGCGGCACAAGCCGTAGAACAAGAAGCTATCCGTGTTGCAAACGAACAAGCGGCGGCGGATTTACTAGCGCAGCAAGAAGCGGCTCGTATAGCTCAAGAACAAGCAGCAGCCGAAGAGTCCCAAAGGCTGGCGTCTGAATTATTAGCGGCACAACAGGCCGAAGAAGCTTTGATAGCCGAGCAGTTAGCCGCCGAGCAGTTGGCAGCAGAACAACTAGCGGCCCAGCAGGCTGCACAGCTAGTTGCAGACCAAGAAGCCGCATCACAACTTCAAGCAGCAGAACAACTGGCTGCTCAACAAGAAGCTGATCGTATTGCAATGGAAGCGCAACTTGCATCCACCCCGGACCCTGATCCGATTTACGAGGCGCCTACCCAAGGTGAACTATTGCAGGCGGCGGAAACCGCACAGGCGGCAGAGGAGCAATTGTTTACGACTCCAACAGACACCGACACTGCGATCGATCGTGGAGCGTACGGACAGGTTCCAGCACAACAACAGCCCGCTAGTCTTGGGCTATCCGGCATTCAATCTTTGTTGAACCAAGTAAACTTGGATGTAGGCGATACGATATCGGACTACACCACCGGTTACCCAACAAGTCAGGGCATGGAAATCAAACGCACATATATGCCTTTTGAAGGCACAGAAGAAGAACGCGCAACAGGTTACGTCATGCCGGTTTACAAACCCGTAGCTAATCAAAGAGCGATGCCTTCTTTATTCCGTACATACGACCCAACGGACATACCCGTAAACCAAGGCGCGTTTACGGCGGGTTCCGAAGCACCGGGACCAAACTCAGGCGTTGTTAATACAGGCACTCAAAGCACGGCGCCCGGTGCCTTTGGTTTAGAAGCTACTCAATTGTATCGGTGCGGTAACGGTTACACGCTGCAGTTTGTAAACGGCAGCCCCGTTTGTGTGCGAACCGGTGGCGGTGGTCCGGGAAGGCCGCCTCGTAAAGATCCGCAGATTGTTGACGTAGCGAATCCGGGTGGTATGCGATACGGTGGTGAGGTAGGCTTGCAACGCGGCATTGGTAGCTTTGGAGCTTAAATATGGCAAATGGTGATACACCTCCTGTTTCGTTGATGGATCGTCAAGGTCTGGATCTTGATGTAGAGGACGTGCAGGCGGTAGAAGTCGAGGCGTTACCCGGCGACATTGCTACTCGAATAGATATCGAAGGCGTTGAGATTATCCAAGAGGATGATGGCGGCGCTACTTTAGACTTTGACCCGTTTAAGAATAGAGATAGAGAAGACGATTTCTACGACAACTTAGCGGAGTTTTTGCCTGAGTCTGTTTTGAGCTCGGTTTCAAATGAGCTGATGGATCAATACGGCGCCAATCGTGCGTCGAGGCAGGATTGGGAAGACGCTTACTCCAAGGGCCTTGAGCTTTTGGGCTTCAATTACGAAGAGCGTACCGAGCCTTTCCGTGGCGCTACAGGTGTCACACACCCTCTTTTAGCTGAAGCGGCGGTACAGTTTCAAGCACAAGCGTTCAATGAGTTGTTGCCTGCGAATGGTCCAGTACGAACCACGGTTCTTGGCTCACAGACCACTGAGAAAGTAGATCAGGCGTCTAGAGTTCAGGACTTTATGAACTACTACATCACTAATGTAATGGAGGAATACACCCCTGAGTTCGATCAGATGTTGTTTTACTTGCCGTTGGCAGGCTCAACGTTTAAAAAAGTTTACTTTGACGATGCTTTGGGGCGTCCTGTCTGCAAGTTTATTCCGGCGGAACACCTTGTTGTGCCGTATGAAAGCAATGATTTGGAAACGTGTCCGAACATAACCCACGTTGTGCGTATGTCGTTGAACGATTTGCGCAAACAACAGGTCAGCGGGTTCTACCGAGACATCAAAGTGTTGCCGTCACAGCCTGATTCAAACAGTGTACGTGACGAAGTTGACTATATTGACGGTACGCGGGCTACGGGAGTCGATTACGACTGTACTTTGTTGGAGTGTCACGTTGATTTGGACCTAGAAGGGTACGAAGACGTTGACGAAGACGGCGAAATGACAGGAATTAAGATCCCGTACGTCGTTACGATCAGCGAAGACAACGGAAAAGTGCTGTCTGTTCGACGAAATTATCGCGAAGACGACCCTTTGACGTCAAAAATCCAGTATTTTGTCCATTATAAGTTTCTTCCGGGCTTTGGTTTCTACGGAATGGGTTTAATTCACACGATTGGCGGTCTTTCGAGGACTGCGACGGCGGCTTTACGACAATTAATTGACGCCGGTACGCTTTCTAACCTGCCTGCAGGCTTCAAAGCTCGTGGATTACGTATTAGAGACGACGAAGACCCCTTACAACCGGGTGAATTCAGGGACGTAGACGCTCCCGGCGGTGTTATACGAGACAGTTTGATGCCGTTGCCCTTTAAAGGACCGGACGGCACGTTATTTCAGCTTTTAGGCTTTGTAGTAAGCGCCGCACAGCGTTTTGCAACGATTACCGACATGAAAGTGGGCGATGGTAACCAATCGGCTGCCGTTGGCACGACTATAGCGATGATTGAGCAGAGTGCTCGGGTGATGAGCGCCATACATAAGCGTTTGCACTACGCTATGAAGGTGGAATTTAGGATTTTGGCGCGTGTAATGAACGAAAGCCTGCCTGAAGTTTACCCTTATGCGATTGCAGGGGCCGATCAGGCGGTAAAAGCCAAAGACTTTGACGATCGTGTAGACGTTTTGCCGGTTTCTGACCCAAATATCTTTTCGCAAAGCCAGCGAATTGCTTTGGCTCAGACAGAGCTACAAATGGCTATGCAGGCGCCGCAGATCCACAACATGCCGCAGGTATATCGTCGAGTTTACGACGCTATGGGTGTCAGAAATGTAGATCAGATCTTAAACGCCGAAGTCTCTGACGAGGTTCGGCCAAAAGATCCTGCGCAGGAAAACATGGACGCCCTTGAGAACGTGCCTTTAGAGGCTTTTAAGGGTCAAGATCACAT